CTGAAGCCTCACGTGGAGACGTGAGGGACCTGTAGCTAGACAGTGCTAGCGCTAAACCAGGACAGGGTTGAGCACAATGATGTAGCCCGCAGACGCACGCTTGCTCAACATAGCGGCGTCGGCGTAAGACAAGGTACCGATGATGCACCGGCTACTAGTCTCACTCCCAAAACAGAAATCGCGGACAGCACCCTGTACACGGAAGCCAAACATACCGCACAACATCCGAAGATCGTCATCCGATAACCGCTTAGCCATTAAGTGCATCAGAGGATGATGCCCGAAAACGCCTGCCTTGGGAGGGAGCTGGAGAAGTTCGCTCGAGGTCTCACGGCCGTAAAGACGGCGCGGAGCGTTGCGGCGCACTTCGATATGTGGGGTGGCCTCGCTCGTCCCGATGTTAAAGCCTTTCCCGTAGGATGTGGCTAACATGTCGGTAGCAAGGCTAACCCCGCACAGCGTCATGGCCGTACGTTCGAGCTCAGTTGCGCACTTGGATAGATAAGACGCAGTCGCATTACCGGGCAACTGCTTAACCGCGCGCTCCAACTTGGAGAGGTCAGGAGGGTGCTCAACGACACTGAGGGTCCGTATGTAGCCGTTCACATTGTACACAGGCGCACCCTCCAGGGCGACGGCACCAGTGCACAGATTCCGTAAGTGTTTGTGTACGATACCAGCCCGGAATCTTGCTGAATTCGCGATGAGAATACCTAACTCACTGCACCCGGTTCGGTTGATGCAGGAGCGAGATCCGACCAACAGTGTGTTGATGGCGTTCAAAGGGGACAATTTGTCGACATTAGTCCAGTTGCCACTGATGAGAGAGGCAACGGAGCGTGCGAAATAGCCGACGGAAGAGAGGGGGTTGATAGCCATACGAAGGAACTCAGCAACTCGGCTACCGAGAGATTGCTTAGCAGGCGTCATTCTGCACCCAAAAGCTTCAGCCTGCTGAAGCAAAGGAGCACAAGAAGTCAGATCCTTGACGCGAATGAAGACGTCGTCACCAGCGTGCAGGGCAAAGAGCTTATCATAAGTTGAAGCACCCCAAGCCGCACGGAGGTAAGCTGCGTTAAGAACAGAGTTGATGAAGGTGGTGCCACGATGACCGCTCATCAGCGTGCCGTACACCTTCTTCCACTCACCAGAGACCTTACAATACGTGCTATCAAAAGAAGAAACAAAGACAGAAGAAAGACGAGGGTCGACGTTGAGTTTCTCACACAGCACACTAATAACAGTCTGCATGCTACGAGTGCTATGATGGGAGTTAAAATCGTCATAATCCAACATCAAGTTAACGCCGCCGCCGAGGAATGATTTACGGACACGAGCTGCTATGGCAGAATGTCCGCCGCCGCCAGGGTCCAGCAGGACACGCTTATTGCGCCAAGCTCGCTGCACCGGGCCCAGAAGCCATTCGAAGGCAAAGTAGGACCTGGTATCACAAGCATATATAGCGCGAGATTTACCGTGTTCGAGCTTTTCGGAGCACGAGACGAGCGTCTTACCAGTCCAGTTCGGAATAGGGTTGACAGTACAAGTCTCGGCAGCCATGCGACGGTAAGTTTGAGTGTGGAAGCGAGTGAGAAGGGAATGGTCGATGTCGAGTTCGGATGACGCCGCGGGTGAGTGAGACCCGTTAACGCACCAGAGCCATCGCTTATCCCAAAAGTCGTCAACGTCAGGGAGGGAGCAATCACGCATCTCGTCGTCGAGGATAGCTTTGACATGCTTAGCCAACTCGTGTTGATCGCAGTGTAGCACTTTAGCGGCCACGCCTTCAGGGGATAGCCTGTAGTCACGGTCAGCTGCGAGGTCGACAGAAGCGGCAAGTCTTCCGGCGAGGACGTTACCCTCGACCAACATGCAACCAAACATGATCTGACTTGCGCCGATGGCCTTAAGCACGATGCTCATCGATTTAGCGAAGGACGGGTCAGTCACATATTTGAACGCGATGTCGTAACCGAGGCGAGGGAGGTGAGAAGATAAACCATAACCGTACAAACAAAAAGCCTGCATAACATCGTCATAGACTGCACCACCTAAGAGGGCGATGAAGCGTCCGACAGACGCAGGCGACAAAGAATCAGCAAGGGAAGTCAGAAGAGGCGAAAGCCTGAGATTGCCCTTGGAAAATACAGCAGCGTGTTTCTTTTTGGGGAACAGCGCATGCCTAAATCGTTTGTCGCGGATGACACGGAAGTACAAGTTAGAGCATGACCGTTCTGACTGGATATTAAATTTGTGATTGAATTTTGAACAGATGACAAGGAAAGGGGCTGAGGCGGCAGCCGACCAGACAAACCCGCGCTCCATACCACTAGCAGTGTAAAACAGCTCAACCAGCGAGGCCTGTGTAACATCACACTGTAGTGGAAAAGGGAGCGAGAGCACGGCAGAGGCGATAGGGAGGAGCGGATGGGAGGACGCGAGTCTGCCGAAAGAGGAGAAAACCGATGTGGCAGCGCCACCAAAATCATAGTCGAATAAGCCGGAGTACGAGGGGAGCGAATGCTCAACAAACAGAGAGAGGAGGACCGAGCCGACACAGCCGAAGCGTTCAGCCCGCTCGGCCAATTCATCGGTGGTCGACATTTATTTATTGTCGGCCACCGGTCGGGGCATCAGTACCGGTGGGAGCAGGCGTAGGGGCAGAAGGTTCGGAAGCATCACGAGCAGGGGCACGAGCGCGGTCGGAGACAGCACCACCACCGACATTCACACCACCCTCACGTGCGAGAGTGGGATAGCGGACAGCGGTGTATTGTGGGACGGCGGCGACAGGCTCACCTTGATCGCCGTGACGGTCACTTGTGCCCGGGTCTAGTTGTACGGCCTTCTTATCAAGACGGTCAACAGCAGCTTGCTCAGTATCGTCGTGTCTAACGACAGGATCGAGTTTGATGGACGGAGTGTTGAGGCGGGGCGGGATGAATGAGATGGGCATTGCAGCGTGGTCGGCGCGCCCGAACACGGCATAGCGGGCATTAGCAGATGCGAGTTCGCGGGTTGCACGGGTACGCGCACGCCGAGCGGTGGAGTCATATTCATTAGACTTTCCAACCTTGAGACCGACGGGCCTGCTAACATTCACAGTCACCTTAGATGACAAGAACTCGTCAGACGTGGGGACATGCTCCATGGTAGGTATCCCATCATCATCCAGGGTGACGTGAGATACATAGATACCCAAAGAGGCGTTGAGATTCAAAAACTCGCCCGGAGCAGGGAACGGAGATTGGCCGCGCACCCACAAATAGGAAGAGATTGAAGAGTCACGCTTGAGGCGGTCCTCTACAGTGCCAAGGGCGTCAGATCCGCCGGGATGAACAATTCCCATCGGATCCATCTGCCGGACCCTGACGCTAGACAACCCATTCAAGGAGTTGCCGAGCCAGTGGTACAGCATAGGTGTGGTACGAGCAGATCGCACTTGGACAGCGAAGGCAGACGCGTATGCATCACAACCTCCGTAAGGGGTGATTGCCTCAAACAATGGGTGTGAAACGTCAACGCCAACATCACCGAGGGAGCACGAACCGGCGATACGAGCGCGCTCAGGGCAGAACGACACAGGGAGCAAACTCGTGGGCTCGATCCAGAAGAAAGGCGCTACAGATGCAAACTTGAGATGCCGGTTGTTATCAGGAATGCTGATGGAGCAGGCGCTCAGATGGCGGGCTACGTGATTCTCGCCGCCGTGGCACCCGAAAATCTTACCTAGCACACCAGCATAGTTATTACCGAACTTATCCATGACGGAGTTAATTTGCGCCCTGTGACGAGCGACCATTGCTGCGGTACCAGCAAGGTGTTGGCCAGGGTCCACCTCAGGGTCAGCATGGGTAGTACCGTTCGACACGAAGGGAAAAAGGGATCCCCTCAGTTCGACACAAGGATCGGCAAAAGCAACACCAGCAGCTGTGGTCAGCAGGATAGCATCGCAGTACGCAGCAACAGCGTTAAAAGAGCCGGTCTGCAGAGCCGGAATGCCAGTGTAGACGTCGAGCCCAGAGTGGATACCGCCGAAAGGAGGCGAGAAGGCACCGCGACGGAAGACGTCGCGCATAAAGCCACCCTCGTCAGTATGGCCCACGACAGTCAAAGTCTTGTGCAGGCCACGAGCGAGAGCATAACCAAAGAGTGACCCAACATCACAAGTCGCCATGTTGGCGCCAAGGATACGCAAGGCACCAACGATAGCGGCTGTCAACGCAGAACCAGAAACAGAGGAGATCAAAGGACGGCGAGTAGTGGCATCTAACTCGACAACGTCGGTCGCGACAGCACTACCTTCGCCAGCAACAGCATTAGCAAGAACAGAAAAGATATTTTGGTTCATTTGAGTTTCAACAAGACGCGGGATAAAAACAGCATTAGTAAGAGCAGTAATAGGCGCGTCAGCAGCGCCAAGGGTGTGGATAGTCAGCTCATTATCGCCACGGAGATGGCTGGACTCGAGATTATCATAGAGACTAGCACACGCAAGCGCGCGTCCAAGCCGTTCAACGACTCCGGCTAAGTTGGTAATCTCAAAAACAGAGCTAAAGTTTGAGTATTTGCGAGCCAAGTTAATGAAGTCGTCGCGTAGGTCGTTGTGGGTGTCATACATTGCATCGTAAGACGCGACACCAACAGGGGTTACCGCAAGTGCAGTAGAAATTTTGTCGTAGACACGGCCGACTTCATACTGGATAGAGACAACTCGAGATTCAGAATTGTCCTGAAGGGTTGCGGAAGTACGGGCAGTGGATGAGTACCGACGGAACTCATTCTCCTTGACTCGGGGATTACCGACAGGCGCGCCAAGAACGCCGGACAGAAAGTGGTTAGTGACCACGGCACGGGGAACGGTAGGTTCAGAAGACATAATTTCCGTTGAGGTGATATTTGGCAAGTACGTATAGCTATCAACGGAACCCTCCTTCTATAACGTAAAAACCCGCCCGGACAGAGCACGCACAATGTTTCAGTGGGAATAATCGGTGGATCTGGTCAAGATTCCTGCATATCACCTCAGGATACTGCGTCGACCGAACACAGTAATCTCTTGGAAACGATAGGTCGTCGCCAG